CCTTACCATGCCAAAACCACTCATCATTAGCAGCACAGATAACTGAACATAACTGACTTTTATCTGAAACAAATTTACTAGCTTCACCAATCATCAGTGATCCTATAATAGAATCTGGTTCTAAAGGACAAACAACTGTGCCTGTTTCCTCCTCATATCTAAATGCTCTTTTAAGAAAAGATGCATCAGCAATATTAACAAAAGGAATACTTTCAGAAACTTTGTCAGCCATTGTGTAAGTAACATTAATAGTAGCTAAAGCCTTACTAATAATTTGGTGGTTAAACCATTCACACCCTCTAGACACATTCATACCATTATCATCTCCATAAGTAATCAGATTCACATTTTGTTTAAAATCATAACATAAACCTGGTTCTTTAGGATTAAACATAGCATAAGCATATCTCATGTATAAACAATTAACTATACTATTAATAGTAACTGTCAATGCATGTCCAGATGGATTTTTACCTATTAGTTCAATCAAATCACCTTTAACATCTGCATAAGCATACACGATATCATACATAATACCTTGAATTATAGTAATGTGTTCTTCTGAGCATCCAGCCATCTTATGAAATGATATAATCAAGTCAAATGCTGCTAGAAGAAATTCAGGGGGCATTGATGTGTCAAAGGCTTTAAAGTCACCAAATACACATGTTTCTTTACCATGCTTGGTCAAATAATGATATAATGAATCCCATTCAGCACTCTGAGCCTCTATTCCAGGCGCGCTCTCAAAAAGGAATTTATTTCGTTGCATAACTCTCACGAATGAGAGTAGATATTTTCGCATAACATAAGTAAAATCTACAGGCGCACCCATAAACATTCTTATTTTAGCTTCTCTATTTTTAGCACTCGGAACAGCTTTGTCTTTTAGAGAACCTGAAAATACAGGACATGCTCGCTCATATCTAAGATAAGAAGCAATAATGCCTTCAGCTCTTCTGAGGATTTCGGGCGTAAATTTTTTACAATTATCATAACCTGGCACTTCAATAGATTCCATGAAATATTTTTTACTCTTATTCCATGGGAATCCGGCACTGGTTTTGCGATTTATTGCATCCACAAATCTAACTCCCGGAGCACCATTAGTGATTGTAAGATCATCATATACTGTGATTAAGGCTAATTCTTCAGGACTTA